ACATCACTTACTATTCCTAAGAGGTCAAAATGCAAGTCTCTAACGACACCCCCGCATTGAACTACGTTGAGTATTTCACCAAACAGTTGCCCGTTGACTTGGCTACTATGGCCATGCTGCGCGATGAGTTGGCTGTTCGCCAAGGCGCTTTGTCTGCGGTGCAAGATGCTGCGGCAGACCGCGCCAAAGCCGCTGAAGAATTGGCCAAGGCCAAGGACAGTGCAGCCGCAACGCAAGCTCAAGCCGATCAAGCATTGACGCAAGCTACTGCTGTTTCTGAAGCAGCCAAAGCCAAAGAAAAAGAAGTTGCCGAACAAGAGAAAACAGTGTCTGCAACTTTGGCTGCCCGCGAGTCTGATGTGGCTAAACGTGAAAAAGCGGCTGCTGCGCTTGATTTGCGCCAGCAAAGTTTGCAAGACAGTCTTGATGCAAAAGAAGCCAAGTTGTTTGCAGATGATGCCGCTTTGCAAGCACGTGTCAAAGCGTTTCAAGATAAAGTCGCTGCACTGAGCGCGTAAGGACAAGTATGGCCGTATTCCTCTCACCCGTGGGCGGCGTTGCGGCCCAGTTCTTTACCAACACCGGCGCTGTACTAACCGGTGGTAAGCTGTACACCTATGCTGCGGGTACAACAACGCCTTTACCTAGCTACACAACTAACGCAGGAAATGTCGCCCGTACAAATCCCGTTGTTATGGACGCCGCAGGCCGAGTACCTGATGGTGGTGAAATATGGATTACTGCACAGCTTTATAAGTTTGTTTTAAAAGATTCAAACGATATATTAATTGCCACTTATGACAATATTTCTGGTCTTGGCGCGGCGTCTTATCAAACTCAAAATTTTACCGGCACTGGGACACAAACTGTATTTACATTAAGCGCCTCATCTTTTGGTGAAGATTACACATTTGTATACATTAACGGCGTTTATCAAAACAAAAATACATACGCCATAAGCGGCACAACATTGACATTTTCACAAGCGCCGCCTTTTACTTCACTTATTGAAGTCATGTTTAATTAAATGGATCAATCATGGCAAATACAAAAATATCCGCGCTAACCTCTGCAACAACTCCACTTGCGGGGACAGAAGTTTTACCAATTGTTCAATCTGGTTCCACGGTAAAAGTTGCGACTGATAATTTGACTGTTCGTAACATTCGTGCAAATGCAACAACTGGTATTTTGCAAGTTACTGGGCCAGCGGCTGCTTCAACCCGCGTAGTAACTGTCCCCGATGCTAATTTTACAGCGGCGCGTACCGATGCAGCTCAATCGTTTACTGGCAATCAAACATTAAGCACAGGCAACCTAGTCATTGGCACATCTGGCAAAGGCATTGACTTTTCTGCAACACCAGGCACAGGCACAAGCGAGTTATTTGCTGATTATGAGGAAGGCACATTTTCTCCAACAATCTCTAGCGGCATTACTGGTATAACATATTCAACCCAGAATGGTTCATATACTAAAGTTGGCCGATTGGTAACTTTTTCCTTGCGTCTTGAATTAAGTGCAGGAACCGCAGCGGCAACCATCCTTCGTATTGGCGGTTTGCCTTTTACATCTGATGTTACATATCGTGGCTACGCTGGTTCTTGGGGTTATGCTGCGGGAACAATTATTGGGTCAACGACAACAAATTTACCAACATTAAATATTGATGCTGGTGGAACAACATTGGCGTTCTACAACACTGCTGGAAGTGCGTTTAATGGAACTAATCTTGTAACGGCAAGTAGTTTTTCAGTAGATTTGTTTGGTTCGTATTACTCTTAAGGAAAAATCATGGCGTTGACCAAAGCAAGTTTTTCAATGATTACGGGAACACCCGTAAACGTTAAAGATTTTGGCGCTGTTGGCGATGGAATTGCTGATGATTTTTTAGCAATTAACAGAGCAGTCAAATATGTAGCAGATCAGGGTGGCGGTACTGTGTATTACCCGCCTGGAACATACCGAATCACTAGATCAATTCGACTAGATGATTTCAATGTAGAAACCAACACATACAGCGGAAATGTTCGTAGAAACATGGTGCATCAAGGCGCTGGGCGTGATTCAACCATCATCAAAACTGATGGTTTTTATGCTTGTGCGTTTACATCGTTTCCAGAGCCATTTATTCCGAATAGTGCTATTACTCCATCGCCCGTGCCTGGCAATGTGCTGTGCAGCAATATTGTCATTAAAGACATGACGCTGAATGGAAACAAAAATGTTGTTGGTGATGGCGGCGCAACGTATGGCACTTTTTATCAAACATCTTCTCAAGCAACTGGTGGATGGCCTAATGGTTATGTTGGCCAATCTTATTGGGCATCAGACGCCTATCAGTTTGCCATTCAGTTGTATTACGGAGAAAACATCCTAATTGAAAATTGCAGAATTAAAGATTGGTGGTATTCAGGAATTCTTGGATATGGCGCTGGTCGTATGCAAATTCAAAACAATGTAATTGAAACTTGCGGAAATGTTGCAACTGTTCTTGGCTATTACGCTGGTTTAGAATTTGATCAAAGAACAAACACGGTATCAGCAACCGATAACGTGATCCAGCAATGCGGTAATGGCGTGCTTTCGGGAACTGGCACCGGCGCATTTTCACCATGCACAGACATAGAAATTTCTAACAACATTTTTTATTCAATTTCGCCTGGCAACGGAATTTATGCCCGTGATTATCAATCCCGTTGGGTTGTTGCAGACAATGTGTTTGATAGCACTGGTGGTCAAGGAATTGTGTTTACAAATGAACAAGTTGGTTGGCCTGCAACACAACTGCCTAAAAATATTTCCATTACAGGAAATATTATTAATGAGTTTAATCTTTTAAACGGCATTGGCTCTGCTGGAATTGCAGTAGTAGGCCACCAGTTTGTTATTGCCAACAACACAATTACTCAAACCAATGGTGGGGTAACAAATCCAACTTTTGGCATTCGCACGAACGACACAGTTGTGACTGTTTCAACAAATGAGCGCAAAGGAATGATTATTAGCGGCAACATGGTTAGCGGAAAATTTCCTAACAATGCGGCTGGTTTAGGAATTTTTTACATTGATTCAGACAATACTTTGGTTTCAAATAACCAAATTATGTCCAATGGCAGTGCAGCTCAAACAGCGATTACATTATTGAACATTAATTCAGTTGTAAAAGGTAATAACATTTTTGGAGCATACATTCAAAGTAATCGTGCCATTTACAAGTATGCTGGTTCATCTAATATGTATGTGGATGACAACCGATATGGTGCAATCACAGCCATTCACACAACAGTTGCTAGTGGATCAATAAGCGGTAGCAATAACGTTGACTTTTCTGGTTTGTCAACTGTTGTTGATATTGACAATCGAGCAAACTACGATGCCGCAACAGATTCAATATGGCCAGACTTGCCTGGGGTTTATGAATTTACGGCTGTCTTGAGAGTGACCGCAGCATCCGCATCATTGGTGCAAGGCTCTATTGAAGCAAATAATGTCACGACAATTGCAACAGGCGCTCAAAGTGTTGGCGCTGGTGGGGTGGTGACTATTACGTTGTCTGGATTTGCAACATTAAGTGGTTCTGATGTTGTTCGATTAAAAGCCAACGTAAGCACTGGAAATTATGTCATTGAATCGTTTGCTAGTTTAAGCGCCAAATTTATTCGTCAAACAACTTAAAGGAAAAAATTATGGCATTAACAAAAACCATTTTATTGCAAAACAATTTTTGTAGAGAATCAACGTTTGAAAACGCTTACATTAAAATTGTTTCAATCGCTGGCAACAAAAATTCGTTAACAGCAGAAGTTGCAATTTTTGATTCTAAAGATGGAATGTTTCTTAAATCTCAAAGTTTGAGTTTTGTGCCAGATTTAGATGGTTCAAACTTTATTCGCCAAGCCTATGCAAGTGCAAAAAAGACAAAAGAGTTTGAGAACGCAACTGATTGTTAAACCAAAGCCCAAGTGGATTCTTGGGCAATATTAGGAAATCATCATGCTAGAAAAAGTTGAAACTGTTGATCGTATTGAAGTGGTTGAAAATGGTAGCGTGCAAGTACGCACCAAGACTTCTATTAAAGAAAATGGCATTGAAATTACTAGCAAGTTTCACAGACACGTTGTTGTGCCTGGCTCAGATTACAGTGCTGAAAATGCTAAAGTTCAAGCTGTCTGTTCGTGTATTCACACGGCTGAAGTAATTGCTGCTTATGTTGCTTCACAACAAGTTGCGCAGCCAGAGTAATCTGGTGTAAGATATTCACAACTGTATCGGCCCAGTTGACCGAGGAATCTTAGGATTCGTTTAAATGACTGAAGAAGTCCAAGCCCTAGCGGAAGTAGACTCCGCGCCAACCACGGATGTGACGGCCACACCTGAAGTTGTTGAAAGTACGCCGGAAGTAGCTGAACAACAGCCAAGCAAGACATTCTCGCAAGAGGAACTTGACGCTGCCATCGGCAAACGCCTTGCAAGAGAGCAACGTAAGTGGGAACGAGAACAAGCGCAGCGTCAGTCTGAACAACAGACGCTACAAGCAGCTCCGTCAGCATCCGCTGACCAGTTTGAGTCTACTGAAGCCTATGCGCAAGCACTGGCCCTCCAGAAAGCCGAAGAACTGATCGCCAAGCGTGAAGCAGCCAAGCAGCAGTCGCAAGTTCTTGAGAGCTACCACGATCTTGAGGAAGAAGCGCGGACGAAGTATGACGACTTTGAACAAGTCGCCTACAACCCCAAACTTCCAGTCACGAACGTAATGGCTGAAGCGATCCAGTCTTCTGAGATTGGGCCTGAGTTAGCGTACTATCTCGGCTCAAACCCAAAGGAAGCGGACCGTATCTCACGCATGACGCCACTCGGTCAGGCGAAAGAGATTGGTAAAATTGAAGCCAAATTGGTTTCAGCGCCACCAGTCAAAAAAACAACTTCTGCACCAGCGCCAATTTCGCCGGTGACTGCGCGGTCCTCTGGATCGCCAGCTTATGACACTACGGACCCACGGTCTACCAAGACCATGACGGACTCGCAGTGGATTGAAGCTGAACGCAGACGCCAGCAAAAAAAGTGGGAAGCGCAGAACCGCTAAACTTTTTTAGGAATTTGAAATGTCTAACAGTATTCTGACCATTGACATGATCACACGAAAGAGTCTCGAAATCCTCGAGAACAACCTTGTGATCACCCGTAACGTGAACCGCCAGTATGACGATTCTTTTGCCGTTAACGGCGCTAAGATCGGCTCCACACTGCGTATCCGTTTGCCCGACCGCGCTTTGGTAACTGACGGCGCCGCCCTGCAAGTTCAGGACGACAACGAACAGTTCACCACTTTGACCGTTGCCAGCCAAAAGCACATTGGTGTCAACTTCACATCTGCTGAATTGACCATGCAATTGGATGACTTTGCAGAACGTGTGTTGAAGCCGCGTATCAGCCAGTTGGCCTCCAGCATTGACGCTGACGTTGCTAACAGCTACAAGTTTATAGGTAACACCGTTGGCACACCTGGCACCACTCCCGCCACTTCTTTGGTGCTGTTGCAAGCCCAGCAGAAGCTGAATGAGAACGCTGCCGTGATGAACCCACGTTACGCTACCGTTAACCCTGCCGCTAACGCTGGTTTGGTTGAAGGCTTGAAAGGTCTGTTTAACCCTACTGACACCATCAGCCGCCAATTCAAGAATGGCATGATGGGCGTTGGCGTGTTGGGTTTTGACGAGATCAACATGTCTCAGTCGATCAAGCAGTTCACAACTGGTTCGCGTGCTGCCACTGGCGGTACAACTTCCGCTGCTGTGACCGCTGAAGGCGCAACGTCTATTGCAATGACCGTTGGCTCTGGCGTGACCGTTAAGCAAGGTGATGTATTCACTATTGCTAACGTTTACTCTGTGAACCCACAGACCCGTGAGTCAACTGGTTCTTTGTTCCAGTTTGTGGCTGTTGCTGACGCTACTGCTGTCAGCACTGCTATCACTGTGACCGTGGCTCCTATCTACTCGGCCGCTAATGCTCTGGCAACTGTAGACACTCTGCCTACTAACAGCGCGGCGGTTGTGTTTGTTGGTGCTGCTTCAACTCAGTACCCACAAAACTTGGTCTACCACAAAGATGCCATCACCTTTGCAACTGCTGACTTGCTGTTGCCACAAGGCGTTGACATGGCTGCTCGCGCTGTCCACAACGGTATCAGCTTGCGTGTCGTGCGCCAGTACGACATCAACAATGACCGCCTGCCTTGCCGTATTGACGTTTTGTACGGCTTTAGCGTGATTCGTCCACAAATGGGCGTGCGCATGTGGGGTTAATTTGAATGGGGCTTCGGCCCCTTCAGTTTTAAAATCTTTTTAAGGAAAATTATCATGGCTACTCTACCTAATGGCGCAGGCGGTTACCAAGTTGGTGACGGCAATCTTACAGAAGCCCAACTGACCGTACAAACTATTCCCACATCTTTGACCGCAGACACCACCCTGACTGCTGCTCAAGTGGCGGTTGGTTTGGTTGTTTGTGCAAAAGCATCGGATGCTACGTTGACTGTGACGTTGCCCACGGCGACTTTGCTTGACGCAGCTATCCCAAGCGCAAAAGTTGGTTCAGCTTTTAGCTTGACGATTTGCAACAACAACAATACCGGCGCATCGTCTACCGTCCCTGTTACCACAGGAACTGGTATTACGATCTTTGGCTCTGTTACTGTCCCACGTTTTGGTGCGTATACGTACCGTTTTGTGAAGACCGGCGACGCAGCTTATTCGGCATTTTTGATGTAAACCTAATGGGGGCTTCGGCCCCTGTTTTTAAGGAACCAATATGTCTAACTCACAATCGGTAGGCGTCGCGTATAGCGACCCAGAATTTACTACTTGCTATGCTAGCCAAGAAATTGGCTACAGCGCAGCAGCCCAAGGTGCTGTGACTCAAGCCACAAGCAAATCTACCGGCGTGACGCTGAATAACAGCGCTGGCCGCATTACAATGAACAATGCAGCGTTGGCCGGAGCCACCGCAGTGTCGTTTGTTTTGACCAACAGCTTAATCTCCATCAATGACACAATCATTGTGTGCGTTTCTAGCAATACCACTGGTAGCGCGGCTGGTGCTTACACCACTTACGTTTCCTATTTGGCTGCTGGTTCTGCGCTGATTACGTTGCGAAACTTGACTGCTTCTACTTCATACTCTGAAGCTGTCATCATTAATTACGCCATCATCCACGGCGCAAGCTAAAT